TCCGGGGCGCCCGGATCGAGGGCCTGGGGGTCATCCGGGGGTGGCCCGATGTTCTGCACCGAGGTTGCCCCTTTCTCGTCAATGAGCGAGTACGGCACGCCGTCTATCCACGTAGGCACCCTATCCCAGCGAGTCATATCCCTCTACATCTCGTACTTTCACCACGATAACTCCCGTGGGCCATGCCTTGCACCAAGCGTCATACTCCGCAGGTGTCCAAAAAGCCGCGATTTCCCGCGGAACGTGCCCACCCTGCCGACAGGCCCATGCCTCAAGCGCCGGATCCGGCTCACTCACAGCTTCCCCTCCAAGACATCAGCCGCCAACTCTTCTAGCTGAATCCCGCATTGCTCGAACCATCGGGCTATTGCTGGCCGGTTGATCCATACGTCGGCCCCGGTATGCATGATGTCTGCGTACTGCCGAAGCTGGGCTGCGTCGATCTGCTGAGCTTGCTTGATCTGTATCGCGCTGAACTCGTTGACCGCATCGCTAGCGCACTCACGGCACATATCGTGAATACGACCACCGAGGGAAACTTTCTCCGTGGCTCCGTTGGGGCATGTGTAGGGCACTTGTTGGATCCCGGCTGCGATGCTCTCCATCTCGCGCACACGTTGCTGCCCGCAGACAGGCATCTACTTTCCTAACTTATCGGTTGTTTTGTCTAGGATCTTGTCTATGGTCTTCCAAACCTTGGTCTTCTTAGCCATGATGTGTCACCTCCTTAGGGGTTAGTGCTCCATACCCGCGGTAGCGGTTCTGGGCCGTCGTAAAGCGTGCAGGGGCAAGGCACCCACTCCCTGCCACCGCCCAAGTAATCCGGGTGGTCACGCTCTATTTGGCCTTTGCAAGCTTTCCCGTCTTCGTGGATGCCGTACCCGTGGGTGCACGAACACACGTTTGCCACGCTGCCGGGCTTCTTGGGTCTGCGCACCAGGCTGCCGATGGTGGATCCGATGGCGCTGCCGATCGCAGCTCCGAGGATAGTTTCTAGGATCATGCCATGACTCCTGACTGGCCGTGCTCGAATCTAGCAGAGCGCGCTATTTCATAAGCTTTAGATACCCTTGATTCAACATTTTTAGTTCCGAGACCTGACTCGCACAAAATGTAGTCTTTGCCATCACTAAAATCATAGATGGTGCCAACAAATCCTTTAGTGATGAAACCACGCACAGAACTCACGCCCGGAGTGCCATAAAACACGTACATATCTCGATCCACTACATTGACTAGCTCGCCCCAACGTGGGTCAGTTTCTGTATTTAGTGGTTTGATTTCTACCCAAAATTTAAAATCAGGTAGCCAAAAGTCAGGCAAATACCATCCGGAAGGTAGCGCGTATCCTTCTAGCTCGTACTCCCATCGAATACCTAAAGTATCGAATACCACAGCCCAACGAGCTTCGAGCCGGGAACGAAAATAACAACCTGCATAATGTGTAGGAATAACTGGGATCATCGCGCTCTAGCCTCCCGGATTCCAGGCTCTTCGATATACCGGCGGAGAGCGAGCGTAATCACGGTGTTAATCGAGCGGTCATCCAACTTGGCCAGCTCTTCCACATGCACACGTAGATCTTGATCGGGAAACCTGTAGGGGTAGTGCAGGGTTTTGAGCTGTGTCATACCTAAACCATATCACTGTGATATGTCGTTGTCCATCATGCTGCCGTCAAGGCCTCTGACCTGGGCGAACGTCGCAGCGTTCCAACGGTGGAAAGGCCTCTGACCTGGGGAAATGCACTTGATCTTTATCGTGGTGGAACGGTGGTGGAACGTGTTTCCGCAGGTCAAGGCACGTTGGAACGGTTCCAACGATTCCAACACCCCGCCGAGGGATTATATTTTTGCAAAAATATAATATTTCTCTCTCTAATAATAAGTAGTTTTATAACAGTGTTATGTTACTAATTTTATAGGCGAGATTATTACCCTCGGTAATCTACAATATTACAAATATTGGGTTCTGGTCGCGGGTGGAGGTTCCAACGGTTCCACCGTGCCTTGACCTGCGGAAACACGTTCCACCACCTGTTCCAACGTTGGAACGCAACTTACCCAAAACGGACACGAAACTCACCTAAACCGGACACTCGACTTCCACCAGAAATAAAAAATTGGCCACACCCTATTACAGAGCGTGACCAATTTTTACACCCCAAATTACTCAAACGGGACATCTCCAATCATAAATTTTCCCTCCACCTCGACAATCCAGCTCCGCTCAACTGCTAATTCTATGGATTTGCGTAAGTAAACGCGATGTTTTGAGGCAACTGCATGCACCAAATCACGATGCGGCACCGACCGGCCAAGTTTTTGCAGCCGTCGCACGATCGTGCCAGCGACGTTGACCACCTCAACCCCATAGGTCTTCCGGATCTGGTCGGCCTCGCCCATCTGAGCCGCCTGCGTCCGGCGTTCCACTGCGGTCCGCTCTTCGTCCAGCTCGATCAGTTCATCCCGGACCGCGCAGCTGGCCGCGTACAGCTCGCAGCCCAGCAGCCAATCATCCATAGTGATCACCGACCGACCTTCGATCAGGCAGGCCAGCCCCGCCAGCTTGGCCACCACAACAGGCTTCTGAGAGTCGTAATCGTCTTCCGCGTCGTCTTCGTCCGCAGCGTCGCGCTCGTCGCTCTCGCGCTGAATTAGAGCCGCTACTGCGGGCTCTACATGCACGAGATGCTGTGTCTTCCCGCCTGGCAGGGTCGCCGTAGGCAGGGTTGTGACGCGGGGCAGCACAAAGCTCGGCACCTCAGGTATGCCGGGCTCTGTCGTCGGTTGCCGCCGGGCAGAGAACCACAGGAACCGCTGGGCCATGCCCGTTGAGGTGTCCCGCACGATCCGCATAGCCGTGCTGGGCTGGTAACCCACGATCAGCGAGATGTTGTAATGCCCGCGGGGAATGTTGCGTTCCCGGTCGCTGTCCGCATTAGCATTGCCGAGTTGCTGGTCTGAGAACATGGCCCGCATAACCGCGCCGACTGAAGCCCCGTCTCGGAGCATCCCGGCGTTGAGTGCTGCGCCCTCATCGATATGGAATACAGCGTTATGCCGTACTTGGACTTTGACTTTGACTTCTTTGATCTCCCCAGCTTCGTTAGCTACCGTTTTCTTCTCCCAACCCATCAGCTTCTCAGTAATCCCCTCACCCGTGGGCACCGGGTAAATAGGAGCTGCATCAGCTGGCGCAAACTCATCGCAAGCCATACCCCAAGCGCTCGATTTCCCTCGGCCTGACTTACTAACAAGCCCGACAAGTAGCGAGAAGCCGATCGGCCGCCGGATGCCTGTTGAGATCTTTACGGTATGAGGCACGCTAGCCGCGTATATGCCCAGCGCCGCACCAAGCACGCCGTCAGGACTGTCCGAGGTGCCCCGTGACCGGTCTCTGATGGCTTTCAGCCAGCCTCGCTGCTCCCATATTTTATCCGGAATGAGCGGCAGTTTCCGGCGGCTACTACCCCCCTTACCTCCCCCTTCGCTCTCATTCTCGCCATCACCTATGCCCCCAGGCCTATCTTTTGGGCGGTTCACCGGCCTGGGGGGTGCTTTCTTAGCTACTTTCCAAGGGACCGAAGAACCATCATCCAAACCTTGTTGAATCCACAGCAGGTCATCTTGATTCGGGAAATGCCCGCCATTAACGATGGCCTGCGTCAGAGCAAGCTGCGCTTCGTCATAAGTAAGGTGATCTCCTCCTACAAACCCACCTATATCATACGAAGAATCCCGCAGAGTATCCCGGAAGCCCGCCCAGCCCCGACGCGTATGATCTGTAACAGCATCAAGTCGCATCCGGATTCTACGATTAGCTTCTTCAAATGAAATAGGCGGATCGAAGAAATCATCAGAATTAAGCGAGCTTCTAATCTTAGTTTTCTTAGCCTCAGGCTTCTCCGTGAGGAACTGCACCCAAGGAAACGGCAGCGTCGCTAGGTCGGCTTCGCTGGGCGGTGTAACCGCGGGAATCCAGCCCGGCGCGTACCAACGGTAGGTAGCGCGGGTCTTAGGGTGCGTACTCGGCCAAACAACGGCATAGCGCCAGGAGCGCCGGATCACGTCGATATCGGCCCCGATGTCGTTGCGCCACGTCAGGCCGCCGGGCACTCGGAAGACTCGGATACCGCTGCCGCTGCCGTCCTCGCGCGACGTGCTCACCCAGGTAGGCGGTAGCTGCCCTAGCTGGGCTTCTAGGCC